GGTACTTGATCGTGAACTTGCCGACATGAATGTCAACTTCGGGTGCGCTCTGTATCCATGCAGTCACCTTATCTGCGTGACTCATCTTGAATACTCCGTATGACTTACCAAATATCTCTGCTGTTTCACTCATTACATTTCTCCTTTGTTATCTGCTACCCACGCTTTAAGTGCCTTGATCGCCTTCTCAGGCGATGTGCACATACCCAACTCTCGCTCGCTGAAGCAAGTCTGACCTGACTCCCATCCTGCTTCGGGCGGTACGCCTGCGAACAGCCAGTCCTCGCCATCCCACAGGGCTGTGGTCTTTGACCAGTCCATCGTGTCTTCAAGCTGATCCTCCCAATACTCCTGAACGGAATACTTGAAGTGCGGTATCTGATTGATGCACTCAGTCGCAAAATTGATGAGCGCCTCAACATCCATGTTGTCTGACCCAATCCACTCACGCACCATCTTGGGCGTGACTACGTCTGCTTCTTCTAAACCTTGGATCTGGTCTTTGAGATTGTCAATACGTCTTCTGATTTCTAAACTCATTTTTGCTCTCCTATAACTTGCAGGCACTATCAGGATGGTCAACGGCATTGCCCAAGCGCCATTGACAGGGGGAAATGGAAGAGATCGGGGACTGAGTCCCCGACCCAAAGGGAATTCCCATGGGAAATCCCTCAAAAAAGTTGAAACTGGTTGTCACAAGACGCCAGACCAAGTCGCAGGTATGTGCTCAGTGTCAGTCAGGCGTGCAATGATTTTCAAAGCTTCACGCATACGCTCCAGCGTTGCCTGCCCAACCTCAGTTGAGTTCATCTCTTGCTTGCGCTCAAGGGTTTCTATCTCTTTGCGTGTGCGTGCAAGCAGCCTATCTCTTGCCTTTGCGTTCTGCTCAGGCGTTGTCAGGCGCTGGAAGGGTACTTTGCGTTTAGCCCTTGTCTTGTGTGGTATTGCCTCGAACGCCAAGGCAATGCGGGTTTTAATCTTGTCAGGCACCCAGTCTGTCCAATGCTCACCATTGTTGGGCAAGCCTTTCTCTAAGGCGATCTGTATGGGAGTTGCATCGAGTGAGGCAAGGGGCGTAGCGAAGCGTGCTAAAAGAGTTTCTAAAACTAAAACATAAGCATCGAACGCTTCGACTCGTGCCTCATCATCGAGATCGTATGCACGCCCAACCTTGGCATTATTGAGCTCGTATCGCAGGGGTTTGAGTACCTTGTCCCATTCAGCCTTGCGTTGTGTACGTGTGATCTTGTCGACACGCTGTGCTTCCTTTGCCTCTGCTACGGCTGTTTTAATTGCATCCATTTCCGCTGGGTGTATGCGTTCCTTCAATAATCTTTGGTGAAGATCGTTGGGTTTGAGTTTAATGTATGCTTTGTGCATGAGATTATTGAACCTCGTATGTGTGAAATGTTAAAAAAGGAGTGATTAAATAGTTTTGCCATGCGATGCGCCAAGCAGGACACCGCATGAATGCTAGTATACAGCGAAATGTGGCAGGGTATCTATGTATTTTCCAAAAGGGCAACGCCAAGCAAAGAAAGAAAAGTGGCTTGCTTCTGAAAATGTACGCACCCCCTAGAAAAGACTCCCATATATATACGTAATAATAAAAAGATATATATATAGCCAGATTTTGCTGGAACGCTAGTGTTCATGCGGTGTTGCAGGTGGTGCAACAAGTGGCAAAGTTCTTTAATCTCCGCCATCGGTATTTTACAGCACCTGTGGTCTTCAATAATCTCAGATAATTGAAGATCGGGGACTGAGTCCCTGTTCAAAGGTTCAGAGTAAGCTGCCTCATGCCACGACTCCACTCTTCAAAGGCTTTGCGTGACTCGAATACAACGCCACGCTTCTCGGGTGCACGCTTACGGAACACATGGATGTGGTGCTGTGATCCATAGCTGATGGTTTGGTAGTGGTAGTCGATGCCACCACGTGTGATTGTGCCTATCTCCTTGATGATTGGCTGGATTAGATTGCGCATGGTTACTCCTTGCTTGAGTTGATGAGAAAGAGAACACCAGCTATGGTGTAGCCTGCAAGCACGAGTAGTGCTTGGCGTAAGTAATAGCCGTCTGTGTCGAAGCCGTAAACAAGAGCTACGCAAGCGCAGATCGTCAGGCAGAAGATGAAGAACTTGTCATTCATGATGGACTCCTCTTAGCGTATGATTATTGACATGGGGCGTTTGTTACGGCACGCCTCACGATATGCGTGGAACATGATTTGTCTGATGAGATTAAGTTTGCTTTTGCTCATGATGAACTCCTTGAGATTATTGATTGGACACGAAATGAAACAACGCAAGAGCCCCGCCCTTGCGTTGATCGGGAGAAAGGGGACTGAGTCCCCGTTGTGATTATTGAAGACCCTCACGCACAGCGGCGAATAAGGCGTTCACTTGTGCTCTGGTGAGCTGGGCTACTTTGATTTCCTTGATGAGATTATTGACTAACTTCTTTGGCAACTCGACTGCATTGCCTTCCTTCGCACCACAGATGAATGTGACTGTGCGACCAAGTGCCTTACGGCACGCTTCGTATGCGCTAGCATCTGAGTCAAGCACCTTCGTGCCTTCTGCTTTGCCTGCACCTGCAACGAGTGCGACTTTGTACACGAACGCAAAGTCAGGCAACAAGACCGCACGCACGTTGTCACGTGACTTACGACCGAGTTGCTTCTTGAGCGCAACACGTGCAAGGTCTGCTTTCGCAGATGCGTCTCCCTCAGCTTTGATGATGGCGACTTGACTTCTGTTTGATACTGACATGGTAACTCTCCTTGAGTTGAATGGGGACTCAGTCCCCGTTGGTTGTTGTGTCTCCGAGGGCGATCTCCCTCATTGACAACTCTAGTTTACAAAGTATGGGGGAAAATAAACTTGCCTAAAGTCTGCAGAGTTGCCTGTGAAGTTGACCCCACCCTACCCCCACCAGCCCGTTTTGGGGCATGCCGATGGATAGGACATAAACACTGTTCCACACCCGCAATCCAAATTTTCAAAAAACAGGATCGAAATACCCACATTACGATCCCCCACCCCCCTAAAAATTTTAAAAAATTCCCAAGGATCAATGTCAAACGTTGGACATTACAATATAAAAAAAGCCCCGAATCTTGCGACTCGGGGCGAAGATGGCAACTCAACAACCATCAAGGAGAAGCAATGACTTGCGCCATCACCGAAAAGAAGTGTACACTAACAGCAACGAGGCCACAAGTGCGACGCCAGCACTAACCCTACGCAATGCTAGAACATTTAATTAACGGCGAGTTTCATCCAGAGGTGGTAGACGCCACTGCGGAAGTGTTGTCTTTTGAAAAGGCAGATCCAACTACAACCATCGACGCCAAAGTAAAGACGGCTCAGTGGCTCAAAGACCTAGAGCTTGAAGACGAAGAGATTGAATCCAAAGCAGAACAAGAATCTGCCCGTAAATCTTTTGCAAGTCTTGTGTCAGGTCAACCTGTTGGTAATACGCAACAAGCGCTAGCTAATTTAAAAACCCCTGCTGCAGTGCAGCATTTGGTCGGGATGCTGACAGCATACGATTGGGCGTTTGTCGAGCAGGCCAAGGAACTCAGGGGCTATGCAGTAGCACAAATTCTAGAAGAAGTCAAGCACCCCGACGCCCGTATACGCCTGAAAGCGCTTGATATGCTCGGTAAGGTCACCGAAGTGGCGCTGTTTACTGAACGGGTTGAGGTCAAGAAGACTGAGATGTCAGACATAGAGCTAGAGATGCGCATCAAAGAGAAGCTCAACAGGTTCATGGGCGTGATTGATGTTGTCGATATAAATGAAGACAAAGATGAAGACTAAAAACTTCACGACTCTGAGCAAGCTTGAGCTAGAAGCTATGGCAAAGGCGCTGCCGCACTTGTCCAAACCGGAGAAACTGGAGCTTTTTGCCGATTTGGATTTACGTGAGTCCCGCGCTAATCTACAAGCGGCTAAAACAAACATGCTTGGCTTCGCCCAAGCGGTATATCCGGGCTTTAAGGTTGGCCCACACCACAAGAAACTAGCAAAAATCTTCACCGACGTGGTCGAGGGCAGGAAAAAACGCGTGATTATCAACATCGCGCCACGTATGGGTAAGTCTGAGTTCAGCTCTTACCTGTTCCCTGCGTACTTTCTAGGTAAATACCCTGAGAAGAAGATCATCATGGGCACGCACACTGCGGGTTTATCTGAAGACTTCGGGCGGCGCATACGTAACTTGATTGATTCTGATGAGTACAGAGAAGTTTTCCCCAATACTATGGTGGCAGACGATCAAAAGGCTGCCGGTAAGTGGTCTACAAGCGCTGGCGGTCAGTACTATGCTGCTGGTGTCGGGGGCGCTCTTGCTGGTCGTGGTGCTGATCTGTTCGTTATTGACGACCCTCACTCGGAACAGGACGTAAAGTCTAACTCTAGACTCGCGTTTGATACAGCTTGGTCTTGGTTCCAGACGGGCCCGCTGCAGCGTTTGATGCCGGGTGGTGGGATTATCATTGTGATGACCCGTTGGTCGCTCCTAGACCTGACTGGACGCCTGATTGACTACCAAACGAAGAACCCAGAGGCTGTTCCATGGGAGATTGTGGAGTTGCCGGCCATTTTGAACGAGGACGAAGAAGACGAGAAGTCGCTTTGGCCTGAACAATGGTCACTTGAGGCGCTTAAATCAACAAAAGCCAGCATTGACCCGCGTTATTGGAACGCGCAGTACATGCAGCAGCCCACATCTGAGAACTCGGCCATCGTCAGCCGTAAAATGTGGCGTATTTGGGAGCCGGATGACCCACCAAGGTGTGAATACATCATCCAGTCATGGGATACGGCGTTTGAAACCAAGAACAATTCGGACTATTCTGCTTGTACGACGTGGGGGATTTTTTACAATGAGGAAGAAAACGATACGCCTCAGCTTATGTTGCTGGATGCTTTCAAAGACAGGATGGCTTTCCCTGAACTCAAGGTCGTTGCGCTCAAACACTACAAAGAGTGGGAACCAGACGCGTTCATTGTGGAGAAAAAGGCAGCTGGCGCACCACTGATTCAGGAACTCAGGGCGTTAGGCATACCTGTACAAGAATTTTCCCCAAGTCGTGGCAACGACAAGATGGTGCGCGTGAACGCGGTTGCAGATTTATTTAGCAGTGGTAAAGTCTGGGCACCCGACACACGCTGGGCACGAGAAGTGATTGAAGAGATGGCCGCGTTCCCAGTTGGGGAGCACGACGACTACGTGGACACGACAACACAGGCGCTGCTACGCTTTAGGCAAGGCGGCTTTATTGCTTTAGACACGGACGAGAAAGATGACCTTGCAATCTTTCACCGCCGGAAACACGAATACTACTAGGAACACACATGGCAACGAACATCGACAAAGCTCTGTACCAACAACCCATGGGCATCGACGCGCTGGGCGAACAAGAGTCTCCTCTTGAGATTGAAATTGTTGATCCAGAAGAAGTCACCATCGGCATGGATGGGTTAGAGATCACCATCGGCAAAGAAGATGACGATGAAGAAGGCTTTGACGATAACTTGGCCGAGTACATAAACAGTGGCGCGTTGCAGTCGCTGGCTGGTGACTTGGTTTCTGACATTGACAACGACAAGAATGGCCGCAAGGATTGGGAGAAGACATACGTTGATGGCCTGAAGCTCTTGGGATTGCAGATAGAAGAACGCACAGAACCTTGGAACGGCGCATGCGGTGTGTTCCACCCCATGATTACAGAAGCGGTTGTGCGCTTCCAAGCAGAGACAATCACTGAGACGTTCCCAGCCCAAGGGCCTGTGCGTAGCAAACTCATCGGCAAAGAAACGCCAGAGATGAAAGAAGTTGCGTCTAACGTTGAAGACGACATGAACTACGAGTTGACGGAAGTCATGACGGAGTACCGCGCTGAACACGAGCGCATGCTCTGGTCACTGCCAGCCACAGGCTCAGCGTTTAAGAAGGTCTACTATGATCCCAATTTGGGACGTCAAGTGTCTATGTTTATTCCTGCGGAAGATATGTATCTGCCATACGGAACAACGGATTTGGATACTTGCTACCGCATCACGCACGTCATGCGCAAGACCAAGAACGAGATTGTCAAGCTTCAGCAAGCAGGCTTTTATATTGACGTTGATTTGCCTGACGCGCCTAGAGACTTGACAGACATTCAGAAAGCCAAGGACAAAGAGACAGGCTTTAGTGACTTGAATGACGACCGCTACACACTGTATGAGTGCCACGTAGATTTGAACCTTGAAGGGTACGAGGACAAGGACGACTCTGGTGAAGAGACCGGCATCATGTTGCCGTACGTTGTCACGTTGATTAAAGGCTCTAACGACATCCTGTCGATCCGCCGCAACTGGAAGGAAGATGATGACCTCAGACTCAAGCGCCAGCACTTCGTTCACTACCAATATATTCCGGGCTTTGGAGCTTACGGCTTCGGGTTGTTCCATCTTATCGGAGGCTTTGCTAAATCCGCTACATCCCTCATGCGCCAGCTTGTCGATGCAGGAACTCTTGCCAACTTGCCCGGTGGACTCAAGACACGGGGCCTGCGAATCAAGGGTGACGATACACCAATCGCACCCGGAGAGTTCCGTGATGTAGACGTTGGCTCTGGCACAATCCGCGACAACATTTTGCCGCTGCCATACAAAGAGCCAAGCGCTACGCTGTTTAACTTGATGCAGACCATCGTTGATGAAGGTCGTCGCTTTGCTGCGACTGCTGACATGAAGGTGTCTGACATGTCTGCGCAGGCTCCCGTTGGTACAACGCTGGCGTTGTTGGAGCGTCAACTGAAGGTGATGACTGCGGTGCAGGCTCGTGTGCACTTTGCCCTGAAGCAAGAGTTCAAACTCTTGAAGAACATCATCCGCGACTACACAGACGCTGACTACACATATACACCCGAGTACGGCACTCGCAAAGCTAAGAAAGCCGACTATGACTTGGTGGACGTTATCCCCGTGTCAGACCCCAACGCTGCGACAATGTCTCAGCGCGTTATCCAGTACCAAGCGGTCATTCAGATGGCTCAGATGGCTCCGGACATCTACAACTTGCCAGAACTGCATCGCGGCATGCTAAACGTCTTAGGCATCAAGAACGCAGAGAAGCTCGTGCCGATTGAGGACGATCAGAAGCCCACCGATCCCGTGCAGGAGAACCAGAATGCACTCAAAGGCAAACCGCTTAAAGCGTTCTTACATCAAGACCATCAGTCACATATCCAAGTGCACATGATGCTGATGCAAGACCCGATGATTCAGCAGTTCATTGGTCAGAACCCACAGGCTCCAAAGATCATGGGCGCAATCACTGCGCACATTGCAGAGCACGTCGGATATCAGATGCGCCAGCAGATCGAGCAGCAGTTGGGTATGCCACTGCCTCCCGAAGACGAGAAGTTGCCACCACAAGTGGAGATCGCGTTGTCCGGCATGATGGCTCAAGCGGCTCAGCAAGTGTTGATGCAGAATCAAGCCAAAGCTGCGCAGATGCAAGCACAGCAACAGATGCAAGACCCAGTCATGCAGTTGCAAATGCAAGAACTACAACTCAAAGGCCAAGAGCTAGAGTTGAAGAAACAGAAGATCATGATGGACGCTGCAGCCAAGGCCGACTCACAGGCTTTGAAAGAGCAAGAAGTCAGTGGCAAGCTGGAGTTGG